CCTTGTGGTTGAGCACAAGAAAGTGGAGACCGCACAGTTCAATGTGCATACTCGTGTGCTGACTCTTCCAATGTGGGAAAAGGCAAGCAATAGTGTTTATGATATGCTGGTTGGTCACGAAGTTGGTCACGCACTTTATACTCCCGATATCGATTGGTTGAAAGAACATAAGGTTCCTCCACAGTTTGTGAACATTGTGGAAGATGCTCGCATTGAGAAACTGATGAAGCGTCGTTATGCTGGTCTTTCTAAGACTTTCTATCGAGGATATGAAGAACTTGCTGAGCAAGATTTTTTTGCGATTGGAGATGAAGATGTCTCAAAAATGAATCTTGCCGATCGCACTAATCTGTGGTTCAAGATTGGTAACTACACTACCATTCCCATTGAAAGGGGTGAAGAGACTGACATTATCAATATGATTGCTGATACTGAGACCTTTGATGAAGTTCTAGAGGCAGCAAAGGTTCTTTACAACTACTGTAAGAAAAAGCAGGAAGAAGAAGTCAAAACTTCTATCGATACTCTAGAGTCTCAATCATCTGGTTCAAATCAACCTGCTTCCGAGTTGATTGACCAAGAAGAAGGTGAGAATGAGGAGCAAGAACAACCTGGTGAAACTGAATCCTATGGTGGAACTGCTGAACAGGAACAGAAGAAACCAACTTCTATGGGAGGTGAGCAGAATGAAGAACCAGAAGTCAAGACTATGGATTCTCTTGAAGAGGCACTGAAAGATCTTGCCAATATGGATGGATGTGAGAATGTTTATCTTGAGTTGCCTAAAGTTGACCTAGAAAAAATTATCGTTACTAACACAGAAATTCACTCTAGGTGTGATGAATACTGGGGTTCTTGGCTCGAAGAGCAAGAATATTCAACCGAAGAAATTTTTGGTGAAGTTGATAGAAAGTTTGTAGAATTCAAAAAGTCTGCTCAGAAAGAAGTAAACTATCTGGTCAAAGAGTTTGAGTGTCGCAAGGCAGCAGACTCCTATGCCCGTGCCACCACTGCCCGCACTGGTATTCTGGACTGTACCAAACTTCATACCTATAAGTACAACGAAGATCTCTTCAAGAAAGTCACCACCCTTGCCGATGGTAAGAACCACGGTCTGGTCTTTATTCTTGACTGGTCTGGTTCTATGTGTGATGTGATGCTCGATACCGTCAAGCAACTCTTTAACCTCGTTTGGTTCTGTAAGAAAGTTGCTATTCCTTTTGAGGTTTATGCCTTCACTAATGATTATCCTTTGGTTTCTTATGATGCTGATGGTAAAGCAGAAATTCGTCCACTTTCTTATGCCAAGCGTGATGGTCTAGTTCAAGTTGGTGAGTGGTTCTCTATGATGAATATGCTTACCAGTAAAGTGAATGGCAAAACTCTTGAGCATCAGATGAAGAATATCTTCCGTATCGCTCAGTCGTTTAAGTATGATTATCGTGTGATGTCTTGTCGTTATAATATTCCTGTTGGATTGAGTCTGTCTGGAACTCCTCTGAATGAGGCAATGATTTCTCTGCATCAAATTCTTCCCAAGTTCCAAAAAGAGAACAAACTTCAGAAGGTTCAGTGTGTTGTTCTGACTGATGGTGAAGGAGCAATGCTCAAGTATCATCGTGAAGTTCAACGTCGTTGGGAGGAAGAACCTTTTATGGGAACGGCTCATATTGGACCAAATTCTTTCCTCCGTGATCGTAAAACTGGACATACTTATTCTTGTGATGTTGATTGGTGCGGTTTTACGGATATTCTCCTCCAAAATCTCAGGGAAAACTTTAAAGATATTAACTTTATTGGTATTCGTGTCATTGAGTCTGGCGCAGGTAATGCTTTTATTCGTCGTTACTGTGGATATTATGGTCCAGAATATGATAAAACTCTGACTACTTGGCGTAAAGAAAAGGCAATCTCTATCAAGAAGTCTGGTTATCATACTTACTTTGGTCTTGCTGCTAACGCTCTTGCCCAAGATTCTGAGTTCAGTGTTGCTGAGGATGCTACAAAAACTCAGATTAAGAGTGCTTTTGTCAAGAGTTTGAAATCTAAGAAGATGAATAAAAAAATTCTTGGAGAGTTTGTGGAACTTATTGCCTGAATAAATAATAAAAAATACTGTCTGGCGATGAAACCTTCCCCAAAGAAATTAAAAGAAACAAAAGAAATCTATGAAAAGGTAGTAACGCACCTCATTGAGGAAGGTTATGCTACCGACGTAGAATCTGCCGATTCGATTATTAATGGTATGAGTGAGCAGTGGTTTGAGTTAATCACGGAGAACTGATAAATGGAAAGACTTACAGGTAAGCAAGTTCAAACTATGATGGAAGCACTCCATCAAGTTTATGCTCAACCAGAAGAGCAGGTAGAAAATCTTCAAGAAGAAGTTTCTGATATTGAAGAGCAAAGACTCTCTGGTCCTCAGAGAAGAGCAAGACAACAAGCAGCATCTGCCGACGCTGCTGCTGTTAAAGCTGCTGAATTGAAAGCGGGTGGTGGACAGGCTGCTGTAGATAACGCACTTAAGGCTAGATATGGTGGTAGAATGCCATCACAAAGACAGTTAGCAAGACATAGTTCTGGTGCTTCGGCAACACGTTCTGTTACTGCTACTGGTAGAGAGAATCTCTATCGTGGTGGTGGCGGCGATGCTGCTATGGCAAAAGGTCTGACTCGTCAGCAGGTAATGGCACAGGGTGCTAAAAACTTCGCAGCAAAACAAACAGCAGCTGCTCCCACTAAACCAGCTGCTCCCACTAAACCAGTTGCTGGTGGCGACACAAAGCCAACAACTCCTGCTGGTGCGACTATGCCAGATAAGAAGCCTGCTGTTCCAACTGGAACTGTTAATGGTCAGAAGTTTGAAAGAAGACTTCCTACAATGGCAGAACTGAGAGCAGCACAAGCTGCCCGTGCTGCTGCCAAGGCTTCTGGTGGCGATAGAGCAGCACAAGAGAAGGCTGCCATTAAAGCAGGTGTTGACGCTGGAAAACCAGCACCAAAACTTGCCGTTGGTGCCAAACCAGGAACTACAACATCATACTCTGGTGCTATTGCTGCAAAACCAGTCGGTACGGCAGTTCAATCTGGCGTTAAACCAGTTGCTGGTGCTCCAACAGCGTCGGCGGCAGGAACTAAGTTTGGTGCTCAGAGACCTGCTGCACAACCAACTGTCCAGCAGAGAATTCAGCAAGGTGGTACTACTTCTGGTGCTCGTCCTACAACAAATCAAACTGGAACTGCATTTGGAACTTCTGGAAGTTTGGCACCAGGAGCAAATAAGATTGCTGCTAAACCTGTTGTTAAAAAAAGAGATGAGCCTCTCTGGTGATTTTTTAGGAGGTCTTAGGACCTCCTTTTTTAATAAATAATTGAAAACTAGATTTAAAACAATGAGCAGATTCGGAGATTTACTTAAGGGCAAATCAGAAGCCCCAGCACCTGCACCTAAGGTTGAGGCAGCACCTGCTCCCAAACCAGTAAAGGAAGAACCTCTTGCTGAACTCAGCAAAGATGAACTCGAAGCAATTGGTAGACAGCATGGCGTTGAACTTGATAAGCGCCACAGCAAGAAAAAATTAATCCAAGAACTCAAAGAAATTGGTGAGTGATCCAGTTTTACAACTGTCCACTCGGCACCCTAGTGGTGCCTTTTTTCTTGTATAATTACTTCAGTTGAAAAAAACAACCCAACATCATGACCATCTCCGCCGATTACATCCGCACTTCTCTTCAAGCAGTTTACGGTGAATCTGTTACTGCTGCTGATATCCGTGCTTGGTGTGCGATGAACGGTGCCAACTATCAAACTGTGTCCAGTAAAATTTCCGAATATAAAACTGGTCGTGGACGTTGGAATCTCACCATTCAAGAGGCACGAGAGCAACTTGAGCAAACCGTAAAAGCACCTGCTGCTATTCCTGCTATCGAACAGAATCTCATTCCTGAAAAAGATGATACCTTCGTCAAGTTTGGTAACTTTGCTGATGTTAAAAAAATTATTCAGTCCCGTCTTTTTTATCCGACTTTCATTACGGGTCTGTCGGGTAATGGCAAAACGTTTTCTGTCGAACAAGCGTGTGCTCAGTTGGGGCGTGAACTTATCCGTGTAAACATTACTATTGAGACTGACGAAGATGATCTTATTGGTGGTTTTCGCCTTGTTGATGGAAACACTGCTTGGCACAACGGTCCCGTCATCGAAGCATTGGAGCGAGGGGCAGTGCTACTCCTGGACGAAATCGACCTTGCCTCAAACAAAATCCTCTGCCTTCAATCTATTCTAGAAGGTAAGGGTGTCTTCCTCAAGAAGATTGGGCGCTGGGTGAAACCTGCCGCTGGATTCAACGTCATTGCTACTGCCAACACTAAGGGTAAGGGTTCTGATGACGGTCGTTTCATCGGCACCAATGTCCTCAATGAGGCATTCCTTGAGCGTTTCCCTGTGACCTTTGAGCAGATGTATCCATCTCCTGCCACTGAGCAAAAGATTTTGGAAGGCATTGCTCTGGACCTTGGTGTGGAAGACCGCGACTTCTGTAAGCGCCTGGTGGACTGGGCAGATATCATCCGCAAGACCTTCTATGATGGTGGCATTGAGGAAATCATTAGCACCCGTCGCCTGGTCCACATCATCCGTGCTTATAGTATCTTTGGTAACAAGGCAAAGGCAATCGATGTTTGTACCGCACGATTCGATGATGAAACCAAACAATCTTTTATTGAACTTTACGATAAAGTAGATGCAGACTTTGAACTCCCTATGGAATCAGTACAAGACAGCAATCTGGGAAACCTTTCCTGATTTAGAACTGGATTGTGACTGGGCAAACTGGGAGGAAAAGAACTCCTCCCTTTCTGCCAAAATCTATGTAAACAAACACGTTCTTAAATCCAGAGAAGTTGAGATATGGGACAACAAGTCTTGTATTTACAACAACATCATCTATCCCCGAACTGGAACTAATCTACCCTGTTTCGGAATGGATTTGATGGGTTTCTTTGATAAGAAAGTCATTATTGTATTTGACTTCCAACATCCAGTGGAAAACTATTTGTTCTCCCATCCAGACCTTCCAAAGGCAGATGGTTCCTTCCGATTTTTTGAACCAGGCAATCACTTCTCTGAGAATGTGTATATTGCCAAGTGTACAATGTCCGAAGTCAACGAACATCTTGATATCTTCAAGAAATACTTGACTGCCTACAAGGATATGCTAGAATGTTATCAACCTACTGGAAACGATTTTTCCACCTATTGTGACTTTGATTCTTATATGAAAAAGTTAGACCCTGT